TTTCTTTTAACTCGCCAACACTCATATCGTTGAGCCGTAAAACGTCAGTTTCCACCATTTTCAACTCCTTTCTCAACAACATGAATGCTCTTTATTTTCTTATTATCCAGTCCTTTCTGCGGCAAATCCGGACTATTTTTTCCATCAATCAAAGCCAAAAGTTCCGGCAGTAAAAGTTGTATGATTTTTTGAATGTCTGTCATTTTGAACCTCCGACAGGATCACCCGTATAAAATCAAAAACCGTTTCCAAAAATTTTCAAAAAAGCGCATCAGATTGAAATTAAAAGAAAAATATTTGTATCAATATAATTGCCTCTTATACAAAGAGAACCAAAAGAGGAAGGTGGGCCCAAAAGCGCCTGTGGAAACAATAAAAACATGGTAATCCCTTGAAGGGCGTTGTTTGGACTGTTCAGACCTTCAAAAAAGTATATATTTGGGGTGTTTTGAACCGATTTTGGCAAAAAAACAAAGATACTGGAGAATAGGGCGCGACCATCAAAATAAAAAATGAATCCCGCAGTTTCTTTAACTTTTCAAGATATTGGAAAAACAAAAAAAGAGGAAGTATAAACTTCCTCTTTTACAACTGGTTGCGGGGGCAGGATTTGAACCTGCGGCCTTCAGGTTATGAGCCTGACGAGCTACCGGGCTGCTCCACCCCGCGATAAACACAGTCTCTTGCAAGACAGTGCATAAATACGCCTTTTCCACACTATTGTCAAGCTAAAAAATTAAAAAAACATAGAAATCACAATTGCAAAAACGAAAACCAATATGATGAGCCAATGCCACCAAACCATATCTTCTCTCCCCTAATTAAACAATACGAGTGCCGTTGCAACAACAGTCAACACGGCAACCACGGCAATCTTATGTTTTGTTTCCCACTCCATAAGCTCCTCCGGTTATTTAAATAGGCTCTTCCAGCCCCAATTCAATGGTTATAATTTTCGTTAGGGCTGACAGCAAAAGTTTTTTCAAACAGCAACTATGCCGGATACGTCAATCTGAACGCCGCAATATTTTCAATAACTTCCGTCAGATACTTTCCGGCCAGGTATTTTGCCATCGGCAAATTCATATCCAGACAATTTCCGCAATCTCGCGGCGATGCTCCCGGAACCTCTCCCTGAAAGTCACGAATAAATTCAAACATCTCCTTAATCACCGGTAAAATATCTTCGGAACTGTAGTCTCCCGCCAAAAGCAGGTAAAACCCCGTCCGGCAGCCCATTGGACCAAAATAAACCGTCTTTTCCGCAAATTCGGGATGACTGCGCAAAAAGGTTGCGCCGAGATGTTCTATCGTATGTACCTCTGCCGTATTCATGACCGGCTCATCATTCGGACTGGTCATTCTTATGTCAAATGTTGTAATAAACTCCGTTCCGAACTTGTCCTTCCGAGAAACATAAAGACCCGGAATAAGTTTAAGATGATTAACCATAAAACTTGCAATTTTTTTCATAACAAATCTCCTGTTCTCTCGAATATACCAAAGTAAATCACAAATTAAAAGAAAAACCTGCCGCGGTTAAACGTCAGGTTTTCTTGTCAACATATGGTTATACAATTAGAAATCACAACAATTTAAGATTACCGGCGGCGATACGCCCGCGATCATCATAGATATCGAAGGAGACGCGCTGGCCGTCGAAGAGTTTTCTGATACCGATTTTTTCGAGTTGGGTAATATGGACGAAGACGTCTTTGATTTCGCCGTCCGGAGTAATAAAGCCATAACCTTTTTTGCAGTCAAACCATTTA